TTAATGCACCAGCCGCATTTGTATTAGCTGTATCTGCCTTTTGTGCTGCATTTTCTATATCTTTGTCTGTTGTATTCATCCAGTCTGTGACATCTGTTCCAAACTTGGATGTATCTATTGCTCCTTCAGCTATCTGCTTACCGTTAATTGTTCCTACCGTGATATTGGCAGCCTTGAGATTGATTACCTCGATGTTAGCGGCATCTATAGTTCCACTTGTTATTTTATTAGCAGTTAAATCTACTATCTTTGCATCTGTTATGCTTCCGTCTGCAATCTGAGCTGTACCAACTGCACCTTTGTCTATCATTGCTGTCTTTATAGAGCCGGCCTCGATATTACTAAGCTTTATGTTAGCGTACCTTAAATCTGCATCTGTGGCCGAAAGCTTTGTTACTTCTAAATCTCCAACTTTTGCACTTGTAGCCTGTAACTCTTTGCTTATATTAACAATTTCTGCTGATACCTCAATAAATTTAGCATTATTGGCAATTACAGTTTCAAGATTAAGCACTTTTGAAGCATCTATATTATCAATTGCATCTCCATCCACAGTTCCATTATCATTGGTTATGTTATCTACAGTATCCGCTGCATTATTATATTTTTGTACATACTCACTAAATGTTAATTTCAAATTTGAAATCTCACAGGTATTATTATCTGGATTTTCCGGATAACGCTTCAGCTTAACAATACGCTGTTTTATTCGTGTATGTGTATACTTATCAATTAAAGTTATAACATCACCAATTTCACAAGACTGTCCTAAATCAATTAAATTACAGCTATATGCTATATAAGGCTGTGCAAGTTCATTTAATTTTTCCACAGCATCATCATACAGAGATTGTGCATTAGTATATCTTTCATCTTTCCAAATGTAAGTTTTTTTCTTATTGCTATATGTATAATTCTCAATTATTTTACTTCCAGCAACAGACTCTATAGTTAATCCGTCCTTACCAAGAGGAAGAATTCTTGTATAAAAATCAGTCGAATTAGACTGTATATCAATAGATTTTAAATTTAATTCATCTGTATAATATGAACCTTTATCACCGCCTACTTTATCCTGAAGTATAATTTTCTTATTCAAGGAATCTATTCCCATTTCAAGCCTAAAAGTATCGACGATTTTTTTCAATACAAGCCACGCAGATGTATTTGTTAAACGTATTGTCCTCTTCTTTTGCACAGTACATTCACAAACCCATCCAGTACCTGCTAATGCTAAATCAGCTGTGCTAAGTGCAGTTTGTTCAACTGTTTCAAATTTAGTTATAGCCTTTCCTTCTAACTCTTCAATGTTAAGACTTGCAGTAATATCATAACCACCATTACTGTTTAGATTTTTCTGTTTAATAACAAATTCATCTTTTTTTGTTATTATGTAGCTTTCTAAATCTAATTCTTCAAATGTTGTTAGGTTTAAACTCTTATCGCCATACTCGAGCGTTTCTTCAATACACAAATCTTTATATTTAACAAGTGGCGATACGGTACCTTTAGAATTCCTATACCTTAACATATGCCACCTCCTGCATTTATTCCTTAATCATAAAAAGCATTGCTTCAATTTCATAACCATTTAATAAATCATATTTTTCTGTTTCACACTTTTCAATGTCGTCAAATGGTATTGTTTTAATATCCATTTCCTCTTCGATTTCAAACAGCTCCCTGCAGCGTTCAATTGCCTCAAGCTCTAAGTCGTCAGAAGCATATGTATATTTATACTTTGCATTCTTATCATCAATATCATCCTTATTATCCTCTGATGTTTTTATTTTCTTAAGCAGCGGCTTCCCTTTTTCATCTTTCAAACAGTTCTCAGTGAGTATTTTAATTCTTTGTTTTTCAATATCTTCTCTTTTTTCTGTAAGTACCTTAAGGTTCGCAGCTATCATATAGCTTAATTTCACTGGTAATTTTTTAGCTGCTAACTGTTGTAAACCATTAATGTAACTATCTACATATCCTAATTTAATAATCATAATTTATTTTTCTCCTCTTTTACTTATAATGTGGTCTGTATTGTATCTGTACAATACAGGCTGTACTTAATTTAATTGTATTTGTTCCTGGGACGACTTTTGGAAATTCCCATAAATCTGTTTTATCTAAAATATTAATATCATTCTCTGTTACAACACATTTTTCTGCATCTAATATTAATTTAGAATTTCTGTTTATATCTTTTATTGTTATTGCTTCATCTGTAAGTCCTTCAATTTTAAGGCTGGCTAAGGCTATACCTGATGTTATTGTGATTATTGCTGGAGATACACTTGTACCACCACAATTAAAAGATTTCTCTTGTCCTGTAAAATTAATTGTCTGCTGCATTCCCTTTTTGCTGTATGCGGTAAGATTAATTTTATAGCTGTAAAGCCATCTTTTAACTATATCTTTTTCTTCACTCTTAAAATCAAAGTCATATATAAATTGCATATCATCAAGCTCTAATTCACCCGAATCAAAATCATTCAAAAGCTTACTCATTATGATTTCACATTCCTCTTTACTAGAACCTTTAATTAACATTTCTATACAAACTTCAAAATCTGTGTATTTATTTTTTTTGGTTTTAACTGGAAGTATTCCTGAATCTAACCAGTTTGTGTATGTTGTAACATTGCGCGGCTTAATCGTCTGACTAAGCCACACCACATTACTATATTTTTTCTTTAAATCTTTGCCATTAACAATCATCTTTCTGTCACCAATCTTAACGCTGCCTGATTCATAAAGTAATCAACATCTGTCTTATCCTTAAAATTATAATTACCATTAAAATTAATCTGCGTATTACTGCTATTTCCCTGAGCGCTATTTTCATTATCGAATATCATTCCGCTTATATTTAAACTTGTTGCTAAATCGGTTGCCGCATCTGCAATAAGCGATTTCTGCTGTTTTATTTGTTCGGCCATTCTGCCAACGAAATCCGGCATCCATTCCTCATAATTTCTTAAAGGTCCTTCATCTGGTCTTGAGAAATGTAATATGCTCTTAATCTTATTTGCTACTTTTCCAGCGGCATTTCCTACCGCGCTAACCATAGATGAAATTCCATTAATTAATCCTTGCACAAAATCTCTTCCCCAAGAAACAGCAATATCTATTAAATCAGAGAAAATATTTGTAAGAAATGACACAAGATTGTCTATAACACCACCGACACTCTCTACAATTCCACCTAGAATTTCTAAAATTCCGTTCCAGGCACGACTCCAGTCACCGCTAATAATACCCAAAACAAGATCTATAATACCTTGTATTGTAAGCATAATACCTTTGATAACTGATTCAATTGTGCCTAATACAAAATTGACAATATTATTAATTAACGATAAAGCAATTTGTATAATTGAAACAATATTATTAATTGCTAACTGTATTCCTGTTTTAATAGCTTCTATATTAACAGAAATGAGTCCTTGCATAACTTGCAGCCATAATGATATTAATGGTTGTACTATCGACCAAAATTGCTGTGCCGCTGAAACAATATCTTGAAAAAATTGTTGTATAAATGCTAATAATTCTGAAAATCTTGTATTAACATAATTTCTAAAATCATCACATTTTAAATATAGTGCTGCAATTATTGCTATTATCGCCGTAATTGCCGCAATAACAAGGCCTGCTGGTCCAGTTAAGAGTGCCAATGCTCCTGTTAGGCCTCCTACCGCTCCAGTAGTTCCGCCAATCGAACCTACTAATAAAGAAATGATCGGTACTATTTGGGAAATAAGCCCTATTATTGAAGATAACCCCATCGACATCTGCCCAAATATTATTAATATTGGACCAAGTGCTGCAACTATAAGAGCTATATCTACCATAATCTGTTTATTTTTTTCAGACATATTATTAACACTATCTGCAAATCCCCTAATATTTACAACTAACTCCTGTACTTTAGGCATAAGCATTTCACCGAAAGTAATCGCTGTTTCCTGTACTTTACTTTTTAAACCTGTAAGTTGTCCATTAAGATTATTCTGCATTGTAGATGACATATTTTCTGCTGTGCCATCACAATTAGTGATTGCATTTGAAAGTTTTTCAATATCAGAAGGTGCAGCATTCATAAGTGCCAAGAAGCCTGACATAGCTTCTGTCCCAACCAATGAACTTGCAGCACTAGACTGTTCTGATTCAGAAAGTCGTCCAAATGCTTCTCTACAATCTGATAATATATCTGAGAAGCTTCTCATTGAACCATCGGCATTTGTTGTTTTTATAACTACTTCACCAAGCGCTTCGCCAGCTATCTTAATATCTCCTGTAAGAGACGTCATAACTTTTCGTAACGTAGTACCCGCCTGTGCGCCCTTGATTCCACTGTTAGCCATCAATCCTGTAGCTTCAGCGGTATCTTCTATGCTATATCCCAATGCTCCGGCAATAGGAGCTGCATATTTGAATGTTTCGCCCATCAGTGATACATTTGTATTGGCGTTGGATGAAGCTGCAGCTAAAACATCTGCAAAATGTCCCGAATCTTCGGCTGATAATCTAAAGGCTGTAAGTGCATCTGTTACAATATCACTTGTTGTAGCTAAATCTTCCCCGGATGCCGCAGCTAAATTCATTATTCCAGCAAGACCATCTATCATATCCGATGTTTTCCATCCAGCCATTGCCATATACCCCATAGCTTCAGCGGCCTCTGTGGCACTGAATTTAGTCGTTGCACCCATCTCTCGAGCTTTATTTTTTAACGCATCTAAATCATCTGCTGTAGCACCTGATATAGCGGCCACATTGCTCATTGCACTTTCATAGTCTGCTGTAATCTTAACTGCTGCTGTGCCAATGCCAATTATTGCCGCGCTGCCTTTAGATAAATGCCTTCCAACAGCCTGAGAACCTTCACCTATCTTTGCTGTAGCATCTGAAACCTTTTGTAAAGAAGCATTCGCTGTAAGACTTTCTTTAGTTAATTTCTGCAACTCTTGTTCCGTTGCTTGAATTTCTCTGCACAAAGCCCGATATTGTTCCTGGCTCAACTTTCCTTTTTGCCCTACTTCATTCGCAGCCTGTTTTTCTGCATTCTTTAATGCTGTTAATTTATTATTAGTTTCTTCGATTGCGACCGTTAGCAGCTTTTGCTTCTGGCTCAATAGTTCTGTATTTGCAGGATCTAATTTTAATAGTTTATTAACATCTTTTAGTTCATTTTCTGTTGTCTTAATTGTGCTGTTAGTGTTTTTTAGTGCATCTTGCAGTTTTGTTGTATCTCCGCCGATTTCTACGGTAATGCCAGCTATTCTACTTTTAGCCATAAATCACTCCTAAAAAAACCGCTTTCAATGTTTAACACATTAAAAGCGGTCAAAATCATCTTGTTGTGCCTCAACAGGCCAGTCGTACTCATCATTCATTTTTTCTGCATACATATCATTAACAAGTCCAATCGTTACATCATCACAATCTTTAATAGACAGTCCAATTTGCAAACATCTGTACATAAACAGAGGGGTTGTCATTTTTCTACAAGTTTTGCGAATTTTTTTTTATTTTCAATGGTGGTTACGTTATCAAGCCTCCATAATTCTAAAATCTGTGGCAAAACAACATAAATCGAAAATGTATCAAATTGTTCTAACCATTCATCGGGATTATCCGGTTGTTTTGGATCTGCGTGCTTAGCCATAACATACGCTACATTTTCAAACATTTCTAAATCTTCAATTTCAAATTTTTCATTATTTTTTTCAGCTTTTTCCTGCTGGTTTGCAAGCTTCTGCATATCAACGAAAATATCTCTATTAAAAAAACGTCTGTATAATCGTGGCACTGTTGCAGATGCCCTAAATTTCACATTTTTACCATCAATTTCTATTTCTTTAACTATCATTCAGATGTCACCCCTGTCTTTACTGGAATATATACAGATTCATACCATTTGTTATAAATTTCATCTGGTGTAGCTGCTGTAGTCTTAGTCTTAACATTGCCATTAACAATCGGCGATGCCTTCAAAGAAAGTTTTTCTGTCTGCACTTCTTTTTTATCCTCGTTTGTTTTACTGGCTACAGATGGTCTTGTAGCTTTACACCTGTATAATACGTGTCGAACCGATTTAATATCTCCATCAAACTCAAACAATAGTGCGAATTCAGATGATTCAGTATTGCTATTCTCAACAGATACTTTATTATCATCAAGTGAATTTCCAAGAATATCCGTTTCAAATGAAAGAGGTACCAATGCTATCTCTAAATCCCCCTCATATCCATTGTTAGCAGTAGATGTATAATATACCATTCCATCTGCATAGAATTCCTCGGTATCACCTTTAGCATCCAGTGAAAGTTCTACTCCTCCTGGTATGGCTACTGGTTTTTCATATGTAACTACCCCCTCTGAATCAACATTGAGTTTTGCATAATGAACATTCTTAAGATTAAACTTCACTTTATTTTCTTTACTCATTCTTACACCTCCAACGTGTACAATTCTTCAAACATTTTATCTTTTTCAATGTAATATTCCTGTCTGTTATAAAACAGTCCGTGTGCATCCATCAACTCTTCAAGCTGTGCTTCTATACGCGGACTTTTACTATTCACATATAATTCAATATACAGTTTATTCACCTTCTGATATACTTTTCCATCTGCTGCCACATTGTCAGATTCTGGCATCGTAAAAATTATATATGGTGCTGCTGGCATCTCTTCATCATCGAAATTCCAATACGACACCGGTAACCCCAGTTCTAATAACATCTGCTTAATCTCTTCATAAGTCATTAGCTGTTCTCCTTTATTCGCTTGATGGTTCTTTGCTCTAATTCATTAACAGCCCAGTCCTCTGCCGGTTTAATGTGTGCAATAGGTTGTGTTCTTCTGCCTGTATCAGTCTTATCAGGGCGTACTATCCTATGACCATTTTCGAGCAGATGCGTAAGTGAATACTGATGACCTCCAGCATATACAATTCTATTCTTACGATGCGAATTCTCATCCTGAACTGTGCTTCTCCAACTTTTTTTATAAGAACCCGGCTGATATTTTTTCTTCTTACCATCTTTTCTTACAGGTGCTTTTTCCTTTATCTTTTTAACTGTTGCCCTGGCCACACTATCAATATCATTTTTCATATCACTTGTTACATCGTTAGCATATTGCTGTAACAAGCTCATTATTTCAGTTGTCAGCAAATCAGCTGTTATCTTTTTGGGCAATCATATTACCTTCCATCTTTTATTCCGTTATCTGAACACTTTTCTTTTTTATCTGTGTATTTTTTTGTTCTGATTTACTATCATCTTCAATTATCTTCTTGCTAATTAATGCTTCAACAATGTTTTTATCAGAAATATTAATATTATCACCTGCTGTTGCACCGATATTTCCATAGAAAAAAGATTTAACTGCTCGCATTATTATCCTTTCCATCAGCATTACTATATGCTGGTATCGCCTTGTTAAGTGTTATATACATCGATGGTGGAATAGAATCATACTTTTCCTGAACTTGACTAACAGTGTACTGAACATCATCTATTACAATAAGTGTATTATTTGTATTAATAAATGTATTTAGAGGTACACTTATAAGCTTATCAATTCCACTATTTGCTATCTTGGCCTGATAAAATCTTGTTACACCTACAGTACGAAGACCAAATCTTAAGTGTGCTTTATGTTGTACAATAACTCTCTTTGACGTGGAATATACATCAAGCTCACCATCATTAAACAACTCCCTGTTCGCCTGTTTGCCCGGTAACATAGGCTTTCACCTCCTGTAATAGTTGCAGCCTGTTAATATCCTGTGCATAATTCCTCTGCCAATCATCTAATGCTCCTGCAAGTGCATATATAACATAGTTAATTAATAATTCCTTCGCAGAATTTTCCTCTTCATAATCAAATTCACAACCACATATTTCATTAATTCTGTTACAGCCACGAAGAATAATGCCGCTCAGCTTTTTATCAGCGGCATCATCACTCCACGTCCGATCTATGTTATTCTTTATATCTTCCAGAAGCTTATCACTTACTTCCTGCATATTAAGCCTTAGCCTTTGTATTTACAGGATTATCTTCTGTATTAGTAACTTCAACCCTAAGAGAAACAGGCTTAAGTTTAGAAATATCAAGATACTTGAAAGCATTATTATCCTTAGGCTTACCCATAGCGTACAGCTTAATAAGATATACTCTGTTATCATCAAGGAACTGGTATTCATCAGAATACTCAATCTTTCCTGATTTACCAGCACCTATACCTATAAAATACTTTTCTGGAAGTCCAAGAACAGCTTCACCCTCATCAAGTGCTATCGACTGAATAGGTTCTGTTGGATAAGGGAATATATTATTCTTATAATTACCTGCTGAATCTCTTACTGTCGTACAAGGAACAATCTTTGATATATAATCTACAGGGTTACATATAAATGCAACTGATGGAACTGCTCTATAACCTGCATCGTTAGGTTTTTTGGCAAGATCAGCGACAATAGCACAATATTCTATTGGATCGAAGCTTGTTAACCTCACTTTACTTTTATCACTATATACACCAGCATTTACAGAACCGTCCAAATCTTTACACATACCAATTGGCTGGTTCTTACCTGTTCCCTTTAATACGCCTAATTCAAGTCCACCAGCACACGCTTCTGATAAAATAATTCTTACATAGTTGTCTAGCCACGATGGTCCCAAGTCAAGCATATCCTTAGAAACAGGAATAAAAGCTGATAACTTAGCAAGTGTCATATCCATAACATCAATTTTACCTGCAAGCTCTGTAGATATCTTAGTTGTTAATGCTCCCCAAGTCGCAAGGTCAATATTATCAGCATTGACAATCATCTTGATAGCGCCCTGGCAATTGATAAAATTAACAACGCTAAGAAGCGGATGTGCATTCTGCATATCTTCAATAACCGTATCAATAATTGTCTGTGGGATAGCCCTGTCAATGTTTACAAGTGCCTGCTTAGGGTTTCCGGCACGCATAGCCTCTCCTAATTCTGTATAGAATGTTCTTTCCTCTCCTGTAAGCTGTCTTACACCTCTGCTTGCAAGAACAGCCGCATCATTATTTCCTTGAAGCTGTACTGCCTCTTCGTTAATAATATTAGCTATATTCTCACCAAATTTTTTCATAGCCTTCGCAGCGGCTTCTGTATCATCACTTTTAAGTGCCTGTGACAAATTGGCAAGTGCCTCTGCATTTGCCGCCTGAAATAAATCTTTGTTTAACATATCTTTCCTCCTGATTATGATAATTTATTGCTTAGTGCGTTACTTGTCGCACTAAAAAAAGCACTACAGAGCTGTTCTGTTAGTGCTTTATAAGCTTTCTCATCCTTTTTATGTTCCAGTTTTTCTTTATCAGCCTGCTCCTTTTCCAGCTTTTCTTTCTCAAGTCCTTCCTTATCAATCATAGATTTTTTACTAACTGCTGCCTGTTGTATAAATTCCGCAGCCATAAGCGAAAGTGACTTCTGTGAGTTCATCTGTGATATAAGTTGTTCATACATCTGCTTGAACTGATTTGCACCTTCCTCGGCTGGTACAAGCTCCTGGGAATCTACTTCATCACAAAAACCATACTTAAGTGCCTCATCAGGACTTAATATAGTCTCATTATCAAGCATTTCAATAAGCTTATCTTCACTCAGATTACACTTTTCAAGGAATATCTGTCTGTTAGCTGCCATCATCTCATCAAGATCATCTGCTGCCTTGCGGAGCTGCGTTGCATTACCACTACAGGTACACCACATATTATGAAGCATTATTGTTGAGCCTCTATGCATTATTATCTTGTCACATCCAAGTGCTATGACATAAGCAACAGAATATGCAAAACAATCAATGTGACATATCTTATTAGCCTGTTTAGCTTTAAGAAGATTGTATATAGCAACTCCCTCTTTAACCTCACCGCCATACGAATTAATATGAAGCTCTATATCGCTTCCGTTTGGTATGGAATCAAGCAGGCTTATAAAATGCTTTGCTGATGTTTCTGATTCATCATACTCCCAAGTCTCCCAGTTAAAAGGACCACGGGCTGTTACATTATCATAAATATATATCTTAGTAGCCCCTAAATCATTCTTTTCCTGTCTAAACATCATTTTTCTCTTGTCCACCATTATCACCTTCTTTCATAATGTCATAATTTTTAGTAATATAATGAGTATCGCCTATCGAACTATCTATTGCTGGTTCATTCAGCTTATGGCGAAGCTCATTAATACTGTAAAGTCCACTTGATATAAGCTTGTCTGACTTTTCAGCATTCTTAAATATGTCTATATAAGATATAGATGATGTATCTATATTAAGACCAGTACCATTAAGTATCTCCTTGCCGGAGCGCTTCCGATTAATCTCCGTCTGTATTATGTCACATAGCGGCTCTATCGTTATAGTTATGAATTCATCCATAAGAGCATCTATATCTGCTATCTCACCAGCGTATAGTGCATATGGGATATTCAATGCTCCTGCGGCTTTTTTCTTTATCTCATCATTAACATCTATGAAATCCTTTAACTCGCTTGTGGATTTCTTAGTTGACTCTTTAGCTCCACCTGATTCATAGGAATAACCATTAAACAATGGAAGTACCGCATTGCGTGAATTATAGAACTTCTTGAAGCGGACATTCATCATCTCATCCATTATCTCTTCATATGTTTTTCCTAACAGCTTTGCATCTCCCAGAATCTTTTGTGCATCAATCGTCAGAATGCCCTTTTCGCCACCGGATTTATAGAATTTTTCATAAGCCGTCTGGACTAAAGTGCCATAGCTGTTTATTATGCCATTAAGAAGTGCCGTCATATTCTCATTATTATTTTTAAAGTATAATACTTCCGACATTCCAAACACCCTATTTACAGAAAAGCTTCCAGTACTGATATTAGAAAATACTTTCTCACGTACAACATCATCAGACATTGTATATCCATCCGCAACAAACAACTGCCCTGCAAGTTCATATACAAGACATTCGTTGTTCTTTAAGAGCTTCGAAACCATCTTTTTTATAAAATATGTTGAGCTTTCATTTCTGTTTGGCGCATAATTCCATAAATAATATTCATCTTTTTTTACATTCTGGCCACGAATTCTTGTCTGGAATTCACATTTTGCAATAGCATTTGCAATCATATTAATGCCAATATTCATATCAAATATACATTCTGATATTGCCTGATACTCAGATGAATCATATACTGCTTCCATTTCCTGCTTAAAAGCAGCTTCCCTGGATTTACCTGTTAACAGATCTGTAAAAAAAGCTCTTATTCCCAATGTTCTCACCTCCCATCGTTATTATTAATATTTTGGTCAATCAATATGTATATACATTCATAGTGTTAAACATTGTCTGATTAATCTCATTCATAGCAATAAGCTCATCCCTGCATATCTCTGCTGCCACCAATGCCTTAAATGCATCTGTTTTACGTGATTTAGGTTCAATCTTTCCATAAGTCATATTACCTGCAGTAGATGTAACTCTCTTAGAATTGTTAATGCACCACCTCATCAGAGGATCATCACCAACAGCAATCCTGTTATTATTAAACAGACTTGTAAGTGTTGGTATAAGCTGCATTTCATCAGATGGTCTTACTATCTTTATTTTTCCATCCTTGTCAGCCAGGAAACCGTATTCAGCTAGTGCCTTAGACATAAGTGTATATCTGTACTTATCAATGCCTATCTTTAAAATGTTAAAGCGTTCACTCATAGAATCAAACCATTGTGCCGGCAAGTCAGGACTAATCTCTGGGCCTTTTACAAATTCACATAATCCCCTGCCTTCCCATTCTTTTAGCGGTGCCTTAATGCGTGGTAAATCTTTACTTGCTTCACATATCCAGGTATGCTGATACACATAATCTATTCCATCCTGAATAACAAGGATTGCCGCAGATACAAAATCCTCTGTGCTGGCATAATCAAGCCCACCCACAGCATTAGTTCCATGCTCGAATTCAGGAATAATAATATTGGTTGCTTTTATGTTCTTCCAATCAGTAACAACATCCTCCTTGATAGCTCCACTCGTACAGTTACACCTTTTAGTTGCAAAAGAGGCATTACCAAGCGGATCTATAACATAATCATCATATTCCAGCTTCATCTCTTCCTGAAGATTAGCAAAATATGGATATGACGGATTAGCCATTGGCCAGTTATCCGGATTCTTAATATCTTCCTTGTCCTTTATCCGACATATGAATGGAATCATACCATTGTCAGGCAATTCACCACTTAATATCCTGCGTGACTTATCAAGCATAGTATCAAGAGGTCCATCCCTCACATCTCCATCCGTAGTAACTATTGTTCTTCTTGGAAGTGGTACTTTTCCCAATCCGGTAACAGCTACATCAACCAATTTCATATTCTCGTAAGCATGATATTCATCAAAATCAACTTTACCAGGTCGGAAACCATCTTTTGTCTTTGGATTAGATGTATTAAAGGCAAGTTCTGAACCAGTTTTAAGATTTGTTATTACTTCCTTCGTCCACCTGAAGTACTTTTTCATAAAGCTTTTATTTTCCTCAAGCACATTATATACATCATTAAATGATGTTTTTGCCTGCTGTTCCGACATAGCAAATATATCAATGTTATAGTGCTTGATACCATTCACAGGCGTTAACAGGCAGAAATCTTCAAAGCCTAAATATCCATTTTTTCCGGCACCACGCCCCACATATATAAATAGTACCGGAAATCGAAGTTGTCCATTTTTCTTGTACACACAATTATGCAGTGCAAAACAAAATACTTCCCAGTCGAGAAAATCGAATGGAAAGTATTTCTGGAAAGCTAAATATTTATCTAATTGTTCTGAATCAACAACAAGTTCCTCTGTCTCAAATATTTTTTCAATAAGGTTACACAACTGATACTGTTCTTCGCACATTCTGTATGGAGCTTTTCTTACAAGATTAATATACTTCTGTATCCTATAATCCGGTATCATTTTTATCCTCACATTCAGATATATTATCTTCTGCAGATATATTAAGCTGAGAAAGTATCTTAAGCATAGCTCCACTAATTTTAGCTATTTCAGAAATTGCAGGATTAGCTTTGTGTACTTCATAACCTTTAACATTAAGTTCTGTTATAGTTACACCATTTTCCTTAACATCTTTAATAAGTCTGGCTTTGATATCATACAGTTCACAATAATCATCAACCAACTTTTCAAAATGATATTCTTTTGCGTTTTTACGTTCAAGCTGTTCAAGTAATGAACATCTGATGCGTTGTGATACCGTTGCCATAAATCCTCCTATCTGAATTCTTGAAAGTTAAAATTGAAACAGCAATTTTGTGTCTGTATGCATATATATTATAAATATGTTACGCATACCCTAAAAAACAATAAAATCATTTTTACATAATGTGTGAAGTAAATCTGTCTTGTCGAGTTTTGCACCGGTATTTGTTAGAACTAAAAATTTTTGCATTTTTTTACCCGGGGGGTATTCTAATCCCACCGCTCTTCTGTCAATGGTGGCTGATAATTCTTTTGTCTATATCCATGCCTTTTTTCGTGGCATTCGTGACACAGACTTATAAGGTTACGTTGTTCGCAGCCTTTATCGTCTATATACATAGCTTCAAGAGCTAACTCAGGATGATGCTTTACATAGTTAATATGATGTACTGTTGTCGCCTTGGTATATCTTCCAGCAGCTCTACAGTCAACACATTCATTGTGATCACGCTTAAGTATTTCTTTCCGGACTCTTAACCATTTACTCCATATATAAAAGCGATGCACATCATTCTTCTTTATGCACTCTTTTACATAATCAATATCATCCTGTATCATATTGCCCTCACTATGCCTCACGTATATGTCATAGGTCAAAACTTTTATCCAAAAAAAGGAGTGCTTGTTATTCGCACTCCTCTCTTAAAAAAAGGGATTGGATTGTCTCAATGCAGTTTCGACGATACTAATATAACACATTATAATGCCTACTGGTGTCCACTAATGCCCACTCTTTTATTTTTTTAGCACAATTGAGTTTACCGCCTGTCTATAACGCTTATCTAAGCCACTTCGAGAATAGCCAAGATTTCTCTGAATTTCCGTCATTTTCCTTAATTCTATATGCCTTTGAAATAATATTAGTTTATCTGTTTCATTTGGAGCTGTATTAATAACATCTATAATCTCTCTTGCTTTTTTTGCTGCTACAGCTCTTTTAATTTCCAAATTCTTCAAAAATTTTTCTGTCTCACAGTCTATTTTGATTACTCTATTAGTTAAATCTGTTTGATTATGTGTTTTGGGCATACCTGACAATGAGCTACCACCTGTTAATCCATAAAGAGAATTAATATAGTCGATTTCACTTTGATAATTTTTTATTGTAAGAATATATTTTTCATATGTACACAAATACCTCTTTTTCTGTTCATAACTCATTATCTTACCTCCAAAAAAATATACATAATCCCTAAAAGTGTATAATTTTTTATACCTGTTTTAAGCATTGCCTTATCACTTGTTTTATCTGTATATTAAGTATATATTACTTACAAGCTAAATACAAAAAGTATACCGTAAGTTAATTTATCGTATTTTTATTGTGGATAACTCCTATCTCAACAAAAAAAGCTAACCGACTGAAACATTACAATCAATTAGCTTTATCTTTATCCAATATTTAATTTTCTCTTTACATTTGGCCCTATGTACATAATTTTACGATCGTGCTCTGCATCTTCTTTTCCCCATTGCACATACCTAAGCGTAACCTCTGGCGAATCGTGATTATACATTTTCATTAATGTCAAAATATTTCCGCCCGACTTTATGTACTGATATCCATATGTTTTTCTTAAGGAATGTAATCCAAACGTGTAAGGTATACCAATGGCCTCCGCCGCTTTATGTATTATCTTATATCCAGACTGACGATTAAGCGGATATATATATGCTTTGTCATTGAAGTATTTCATTTGTCCTCGAAATAGATAATCATATGCATTAAGGTTATATTTACTAATATAATCTAAAATATCTTGATGTAACTGCTTATTCATCTTGTAGTTCTGCATTTTACCTGTCTTGTTTTCTTTTATCTGCACATATCCTTTAATTACATCTGCAACTCTTAACTGCAATAGATCTTCTGCTCTAAAAGCTGTATTAAGCCCAATATGAACAAGCATATAATCTCTATCAGCTTGATACTTTTTAATATCAGATTTCGCTTGTAATTGTCTTTTAATAAAATAATTATATAGTGCATCTATTTCTCTCTTATCCTTAATCGGCTGTGTTTCGTGTTGTCCTGCAAAATATTTAATTCTTCGCATAAGTAACGACCTCCCAAAAATTTTAGGTCAAAACTGCTTTATTTTCTAATCATTACCTCTTTTTCTTTTATATTTACAATACTTCCAAACACAGTTAACCTCATAGCTGTTTTTCTTGTATCTTTCATTGTTGCAAGTTTCACCATTGCTATTATAATATAGGCATTCTTTACAGTAGCCTTTATGTGTTGGAAATAATATAATATCTGCCATTATTCTTTTACTTTTCATCACTTAATACTACATTGCTATCACAGTAATCAATATCTGTTTTTACACTTCCTTTATCACATTTGTGTATCAAAAAATAATTGACTTCCTTTTTGGTGTATTTTTATGTGAGGATAATCATCACATCTCAAGTCGCAATCTGTAACAAAGTTGCAGTTGATGCATGATATAAAGCCACATTCCATACTTCCGTTGTTTTCTTTTCTTACTCTATTTTTTGTAAGTTCTCCGTTGCGCTTGATTTTATAAACATCACTATATTGCATTAATGCAAAGTATTCTAACGGATAACCACATATAGGACATTTATTCAATATCTTTGCCATATTTCTACCTTTCTAAATCACAATCTTTCATTTACGCTTCCTCCAGTTCTCCAAAATATTTTTCATATACTTTTAAATCATAATGCATAAGATATTCCTTAGCTTCTTTCTCAGACAATGCGACTGCGCATTTTTGATAATCTGTTTCATATGTCAAAAGCCAATGATTTTTTAAACTTTTGAATATCTTTACATTTTTCCCACTATATCTGAGAACCATATCAAGTACTGTTCTGGTATATTTATATTCACATTTTTTTGATACCAACTCCATTTTGGTAGTATCATATTTAAGGCTGTTAATTACAAATAACATTTTTATTGTTTCCTCGCTTCAAAATTTTCCATATCGCTTATCGTGCTGCTTCCATTCACAATCCCACGAAATTCAACGGCTTCTTCTGAGAGATTGACAAAATATCTTTTTCCCTTATATTCCACAATATCTCTGAAATAGTTGATATCCATTTCTGGTCGTGAAGCATATGCGAGCACATTAATTTCACTTTAATAACATCTATATCATTGCATTTTTTATACACAATATTGTGTATTTTCCTTGACATTTATACACAACATTGTGTATAATATAATCAAGAAAGGAGATAATATGAATCCACGAAAGATTACAATTAAAAAGCTGGAAGCTTCTGGATTTGAATTTAAACGTCACGGTGCTAGACACGATTTATATTTTAATCCAAAAACAAAGCAAACAATTCCAGTTAAACGACACGACTTTGATGAAAATGATATGAGATACATCTTCAAAGAAGCCAAAATTAAAATTTAATTGAGGTGTGGGCAAAAGCCCCACCTCCACATTAAGGAGGTATATATATGTTATATAACTATACAGCTGTTATTACAGAAAATAACGGCACTTATTATGCTAAAGTTCCCGATGTAGATGGCTGCATAACAACTGGCAGCTCTCTGAGTGAAGCTATAGAACTAATAACTGATGCTCTTAATCTTTCGCTTGTTGTTCTTGAAGATGAGGGCGTTAAACCTAAAGAACCTACCATACAATCTGATTTACCACACCAGCCAGAAGATATATTAACTATTATCCAAGCTGATACACTGAAATATCGCAGTCTTACAGATACCAAATCTGTTCGCAAGAATGTTTCCTTACCTGCCTGGATGATAAATCTTGGGGATAAGCGTGGTATTAATTACTCTAAACTCTTACAGGAAGCTTTATTATCCATCCTTTAATTCTTTAGTGGATTCATTTATTACCCGGGAATATTCCCGGGTATTTTATTTATGTGTGATATTATTTGCAATTTATGTAGATAGTTTTGGAGTAATTAATGTATTTTTCTTTTCTCAACAGCTGAGAGTAAATCTCCAAGCATGTCCGCATCCATATCAAGCATTAACATTTTCAGTGTTAATAAATATCTTAATACAGCCTTTCACTCTCTGTAATGAACATTATCTGTCGTATTAAGCTTTTCTGCCTTAGTAACCTGATGCGCGTATTTTTTAATATACTTGTTAATATTCTTAATCTCTTTGTTCACATCTACTCCTTTGCATTACTAAGCAGTGAATTATAAAAATTTTCCTCTTTTTTTTCACGCTGTGGAAAATTGTTAAATTTATTACGCGCGTGCGCGCTATATATACTTTTATTTACTTTACTTTTATTTGTTGCATTATTGTCAACAATAACTTCCGTTTCTGTAACATTAACCTTTGTTTCTGCAACATTTACTGTATTTAAGGGTGATTTTAATAAAAGGTACTGGTCCTCTATGAAAATTTTTGTACGACGTTTCAAAGCCTCTTTATACCTTTCCTGGATGCCTTTCGATGTTAAAATGCTGAATCTCTCGTACATTTCCTGTGAGAATATACCCCTTTTTAGAGCCGTCCTAATAACAGCTCTAATTTTATTAATTTTAATGTTGATGTCTCCATCTAAAATTATTTTACTTGCGAACAGAATTTCTGTATCTCTGTCCCATTTTATATAATAACCTTCCTCGCCATATATTGTCTGCAAAAGACGGATTATTATCCCAAAACCAGTAATGCCGTGCTCTGCTTCGAGCAGCTGGAACTTTTGGTCAAGATTACAGTCAAGCGGAAAATAATCTAAATTTTGCTTAACTGGTCTAGCCATAGCAGTTCCTCACTATTTCTTTAAATACTTTGCCATTATATCCCTTTTTGATTTAGGTTCAGCTCTTGGCTTGGTTGCTGTTTCCCAAAAGTCTAAATCATTTTTAAGCTCTGTTTTATCCCTTTTAGAATTAGCGATTACAATATCTTTATTGTGCACTATTAAAGAATGTATGCTATCTAATCTCTCTGCCGGATAAGGCAAACCTGCAAGAAAAATAATGCAATTTCCATCAGTGTATGCTCTGTATTCATCAAGTGGAACATTAACTGCTTTATGCAGTTCATTTAATTCTGTAGAACCCAAACTCTCATCAGCGGCTAATGCTATATATTTAACACTTGTAGCTTCTATAGGTGCATATATATTATTTTTAATGGACTGTATAAGCTGTGCAATATCGGTCTTTTCTGTACTTATAATACAACTAACTCCTGTTGTCAAGAGTGTTTCTTTAATCTCTGCATCATCAATATTTCCTTTATCAGAAATATAATTCTGTGGAATAGCTATGTAACTACAGAATAACTCAACAAAATTTTCATTTATCTTAAACTTATCTTCCCTGGAATTATCTAATATAAAAAGTGATGCCATTTTATCTAAGTTAATAAGTTCTTTAAAACATTCATACGCATTGAATTGTGTTTTAACTGACTCTTCTGCCTGAGGTAATATCGTAACCGCTCCTACCTGCCGACCTTCTCCAGTAAGCAAATCTATAAGCATAGGTCCTGAACCACTTCCTGTTCCTCCTCCGGAAGAAAAAAGCACAAACAATATATCACTGTCAACAACCTTATCTATCATTGCAGCTATATTATCATAATCCTCAATTACAAGTTGTTTTGCCTTGTCTCTGTTCTTATTAGCCCCATCACCATTCGTGATATGATACACATACTTAGAGTTTTTAAGTGTATCTAAATCTTCCTGCGATGTGTTGATATACAATACTGGATAACCTCTTTTTTCAAATTGTTGTCCAATATTACCGCCAGCCTGTCCAACTGCAATAAATCCAATCTTATTCTTCATCTGCATATTCTCCTATCTTTTTAATGCCAATCTTACTAATGCTATAAGTGTTAGCGTGTCCGTCTTTAAGACCATATCGCACTAAACCAGCTTCTAAAAGTTTCTGTATACTTTTATAAATTGTATTAACTCTATAATCAGCAAGACCATCCGTAGATATAAGCTCCTGCAATGTCATCGCTGTAGCATTATTAAAAGCTTTATTTTCCCTAAGCATAAGTAAAATTAATAATTCTTTTTTATCCATATTTTTCCCTTTTTACCAATTCTGATTTTTTCTTATCAATTTGGAATTATTTTTATCAATTCTGATTTTTTCTTATCAATTTGGAGTTATTCTGATTTTTTTGGATTTAGTTTTACCAATTCTGATTTATTTTTCCTAACTACAAGATAAAAAATCAAATCTTATGGAATATCACCAATGCCTTTAACGTGTATATTATTCCATAAAATAGCTCCACCACAATCTCCACAATGTTTAAGATTCCATACTCTTTGCACTTGTGAACCGCAATAAGGGCAGTTCGCATATATAACTCCATGCTGATCATTGTAATATGGCTCAAGCACTTTAATATATGTTATTCCATCAATTACTCTTGCCTTTTCATTACTTGCCGCAAACTCCATATGCACTCCTTAACTATAAAATTAAGAACTGCATTGAAAAATCCCTTAAATCCTCCGGCCACTGTCATACTATTGCTGACGTCTTATGTCTTGACAGCTTCTTAGCTCGTTTCTTTGCTTCATCTTCAAGCAGTGCCTCACGCATACAATGGTAACTGCAATAATACATTATTTTGCTACCTTTAGTAATTCGCTTGTAGACATAATCTTCCATCGAGAATTTTAATGTTTCTATGGACCTGCCACACATTTTACAGTTGTATACCGTTTTATTTCTGTCGCTTTTATTGCTGTTTTTCATTTAGCACCTCCCTAAATTTCGGTTACTTTGTCAAGTCCATCCACCGCATAGCATCCAGAAAAGTCTTCAAGCCATACCACTAATGTTCCACCAATTCTCTGAGGATTCGCTCTGACTGTAAAAACCTTGTTTTTATTTTTCTCTCCGACACAGTATTTGTCATTCATCTTCACTTTGTCCCCTTTTTTCAGCATATATCTTTACCTCGCTTTTTATTTGTTTTCCCATATTTCTTATAAGCAATTACAAGCTGCCTGTTCAACTGTTTTATTTCCATTGGGTTCTTTGCGTACTTCAGACGTCTCTTTATTTCCACTGGTGCTGGCGGTCTAAGTTCATTCGTTCTCTCAAATTCCTCACACAGATCTGCTAATCCTAGAATAGGCTCTCGTAATGAATTCCATAAATCCACTAATTCTGGATGTTCTTCTAATAAGCGATTAACTTCTTCTTTGTCTGATATTTCGTCACAATTCTTGCCGCATTCCCAATCTTCCGATTCATTGTCAAACCAGTCAAATGTACAGCCTTTTCTTCCGTCCACGTCTATTGTTCTGTAGAAGTAGCAGCCTTCACAGCCTCCTTGTGCTTCGTACTCTTGTAATGTCATTCTTTGTCGTCCTCCTGCTCTGTTGAAAATCTTAATATTTCAGCTTACTTAATTTTGTAATGTACAATATTTTGTTACCACTTTATACATGATACAAAAGTATTGTTATACTGAGCCAAAAGGATAGATTTTTGTTTTTCCTCCGTATCCCAACTTGGGGGTACATATATTTTACCATTCTCTACATATTCTCCATTTTTGTTGCATTGAACATATATATGAGCAAAATATTTATCTGTAAGAATCAGCTCTACATACAACTCGCCATCTATTATTTCGTATCCAGCTGCATATCCTCTGCCTTTTAACGGATATCCTCTGTCTTTTAGAAATCTGTCTTCCAAAAGAATATCCTTGATTTCGCAGGCGCAATCATATTCTGGATTCACATAATTCTCGAAGTAACTTGTTTCCCATTTCCCGGTGTTTTCATAAAAATATGTATATTCCATTCCGTGGCTCCATTTAAACCATGTTACATGTTTAAGAATTTTTAACCCTTCTTTTGTTATAAAATTATCACCCAATTTGCAAGGAATCGGTATAATCATATTCACGCCTCCAGTGAATTTCAGTTTGTCCTCTTTTCAGAATACCTTTCTAAACAATCTTTCAAGGCATAAATAATTGTGTAATCAAGAATATTTATGTCTTTAGGTTTATTTGCTTTTCTGTATTCCAATTTAAAAATTTCACTCTGTAATGCGCTTTGTAATTTTATTGGTTCAAGCGGATTGCTCATATCGTCAATCCATTGCGTTTCATACTTTTCTTGCATTTCTAATGCTTTCACGACTATGTCCGTCAATTCTTGCATTTCTTCTTCATCAAGCCATCGGTCATCCAAATTCCATCGAGGAAAGTTTTTTATTTTTTCGATTGCTTCCTGCTTATCCATATTTCTACCTCGCTAAATCCTAATTCTCATAGTTGATTATCTCGCAATTTCTTTATTTCCATTTCCAATTGGTCAATTTTTATCATGGCTTGTTTTAATATATCAGCATTAGCATTCATAACTCTTGCAACTGTTGCAATGTCATCACCATTAACTACCCACGAAAAATGACCTGTTACTTTAAACGGTTCTTTTACATTTTTCCCATTCACTAACATCTGTCTTACCTCACTTAATTCTTAATTTTTACACGCGTCTATAATCTTTCCCTCCGCCGTCCCGATTCTTCCTAACCAGTAGGCATATAGTTCTATATCATCCAGCCTTCCGTCTGTCTCGAGGTACTTAATAAAATCTCTATAGCCTCCTCTATACAACATACTTTTTATGGTTATGCTCAAGTTCCTTTGCATCTATATTGAGATATATCTGTGTTGTCTTAATATCTTCATGTCCTAACATCTTAGATACCTGTTCAATAGGCATACCACGCCTTAATGCCATAGTTGCACAAGTCTTTCTGAACTTGTGCGGGTTAGCTCTGATGCCGAGCTTCTTCCCAATATGTCTGGTTATATGTTCGACTGCACCCTTACCTAAGTGCTCATTAGGAGCGACCAAAGTTTTATCGCGCCACCACATTAATTTATAGCCGAGTCTATTATTAAAGTATCCGCCTGCGAATAAATACGGGTTAGCGTCCTCTCTAAGTTTCAGATAATTAGCAATAGCAATCTGAGCTTTAGCGTTAATATATACTGTTCTATCCTTGTTACCCTTACCATGCACAAGTATCCTACCATCATCTATTTCACACAGCTTAATATTTACAAGCTCTGATACTCTACAACCGGTTGAGAACAGAACCTCTATCATGCATTTAATACGTTCATCCGGAGCTGTTTCTCTTAGAAGTTCGATTTCCATTTCCGAAAACGTCTCAACTTCTTTCTTTGGGCATTTAATCTTATCCACTTTAAGCGTGGGGTTTTTCATTACAGCTTCCTCTGCCATTAAGTAATTGAAGAATGATCTAAGATAGCGCAGTTCATTATCCGCCGTGGTATTAGTCACACCATCTATCCTCATACGCTTGGCAAGATAAAGCCTTATATCATCAGATGTAATATCATCTACTGTCTTGCCTATCTTTGCCAATATCTTAGGAACTTCATCGCCGTACAGTTTAACAGTCCTCTCTGAACAACCTTTGACCATTTTTGAAATCAGGAATTTTTTGACAAGCATCTCATTTATGTCTTCCTGAAGAAGTGCGACTTCCGTGCATCTATCAGTAATCTCATAGTTAGCCAGAATGATGTATAAGCTATCTTTAACTTTATCCAAGTCACATCCTGCGCTTACACACGCCATGCACAGTCTGTTAAATAAATCATCTCTCGCACTCATATTATCACCCCCAATTTGAGGCAATATTAAACTGCCTTAGCTGCTCTTCTCTCGATAATTTTGTATATATCGATGTGGTATCAATACTTGAATGCCCCATCAAATCTGCCAATAAGGATATATCCTTGTTGTGTTTTAAAAACTGTATGGCAAATAAATGTCTAAATGAATGAGGGTGTAGCACTTCTCTTCTGATTCCTGCTTTAGTGCCCCAGTTAATAATTAACTGTGCTACTCCCCTTGCTGTTAGATTTTTTCCATATCTATTTACAAACAGCAATTCTGATTGAGGGGAGTCTTCAAAGAAATCCCTACTCTCTTCTATCAATGATTGAGGTATGTATATTCTTCTTACTTTGCCCTTTGTCCACAATTCAGCATATCCATCATCCAAAGCTTTTCGCGGAAGCCTTATAAACTCACTTACCCTTGCTCCTGTTTGCGCAAGAAACCTTATCATGTAATAGCCTCTTATATTTCCGTTATCAGCCAACCAGTTAATCAACTGATTATACTCATCTAATGTAATTACATTTTCAACTGAGCTTTGTCTTTGAATTTTAATATTTTTAACCTTGCATTTAGGTTCATCAACAAAATCACAAAATGCGTTCATTGCACACAGCCTGGAATACACTGTCTTGGCTGCATATTTTTGCATGAGCAATGATTTAAATTTAACCATATTCTCTTTACTGAGGTTGTCATTGATGTTGAAATACAGTTTGACGGCATTCATATATGAATCTATGGTGTTCTCTGAGTGTTCTTCTTCAAGAAGATAACGCTTAAATTCTTCTATCATTTTTTCGTACTTCATAGAATTACCCCCATATCCATTGGAGTTCTTAACATTCTGCTTCTGTCATAACCTTTAATATATGGCTCTGCCAAGGTGTTCCCCTGCACTACTATTGCATCGATTCCAAGCAGGCTTAACTGCACATATGCCATGTACACTCCGCGCCAGTCCAAATCCTGCCCTACAACCTTCATGCACCGCTGATAGTTTAAGCCTCGCTCCTTTAATACCTTAGCTGCTGCTATAATCATTCCACCACCGCCAATACTAGGTTCGTTAATATGAAACGGATTATCTTCTGATATATCTTCCGGAAGCGTGCAGGCTGCACACGCGTATGATAGATGAAATGGTGTGAAGAACTGGCCAAGATTCTTGTTACCAGCTGCCGACTCCATATATATGTCCCCTAACATATCACACATGTCTTCTTCAAAGGCATTTGTGAGCATGCCCGCAAGCTCTACAAGCTTGTGTCTTTCATCCGGCTCATATTTATTCATCGTTTGTATATAATCTTCTTCTCTCTGCTGCCATATCTTATCGTGGAAAAGGCAACAGGAGTTCTGAATACTTAATGCCATACACTTAACCCAGTCATCGAATATTGCGAATGGGGAGTATCTTCCTGACATCTTTGCAATCTCTTTGGCAATTTCTTTCTGTCTTTCTTTCATCGTATATTCAGGAGTAAGGAGCTCCTTGTCGCTGGCCAGCTAACCTCCTACTCCTTTCGTTTTATTTGTTCGCTGCTCTCTGTTCAAACATATGTCGCGCATATACTCCAGCTGCTCTTTTAAGGTTTTCCATTCTTTTCGCTCGTTCCTCATCTGTTAGGATTGGAGACATAACTCTTACTACAATGCCATTAGGATATACTTTTTCGAATTTCAGTTCATATTTATCATCCATAATGTTATACCTCGCTATTCTTTTGCTATATATATTAGTTTCAAGATTGTACTTATTACCAACATTTTTATCTTTTTTGCTACTTGTAATAGTGTAAATATCTACATCAGTTTTTATGCTGTCTTAATATTCTTTACACTTCTAAGACATGTAATATATCCCTTAACTTGATTCTTTTCATCTCTTGTAAGTGATTTAAGAAGTTCTATAAATTCTATTGCTTCTCTTGTTTCTGTCTGTAATTTCTGTGTTTCTACTTCTGACATAGGCTTGACCTCCTTTCTTTGTTGACATTAACCTTGTCTTTGACAAAAGTATACTTGACAATGAAAAGTTTGTCAATATCTTTTTATGTTTTTTCTTGACTATGAAAAGTTCGTGTGCTATTTTATAAGTACAGGAGGTATAAAAATGAACGAACGCTTAAAAGAATTGCGGAAATACCTTAATTTAAGTCAAAAGGTATTTGCTGGAAAGTTAGGCATAACCGATAGCGGATTATCTAACTTGGAAAGTGGAAAACGGAATCTTACCGAACAGATGATTATTTCTATATGTAGAGAATTTAATGTTAATCGTGCATGGCTTGTTGAAGGTGTTGGTGATATGTTTACTAATCTTCCGGAAACGATACTCGATGAATTAGCATTACAATATGAATTAACAG